AAAAATAAGGCAAGAGACTATTTTACCTACTAAAGCTTATAATGGTGACGCTGGTTTTGATGTTTACGATCCGATTGGTCATTATATAAAAGCTGGTGAAACTAGGCAGATTAAATTAGGTTTTGCTATGCAGATCTATGAAAATGAAGTTTGCATAATGAGCGAGAGAAGTGGTATGGCAATCAAATATGGTTTAACTTCTATTGGAAATGTCATTGATTCAGGTTACCGTGGGGAAGTTAGTATAATCTTATTTAACTCTGGTCCGTCTGGAGTCGAGTTTGCTAAAGGAGATAAGATTGGTCAGATGTTGATTATGTCTTTAGGTGATCAATATATGAGAGAGGTTGACGAATTAGCAGAAAGTGAGAGAGGTGATAAAGCACATAACAGTTCAGGATTCTGAACTAATAATAATAAATAAAATGAGACAAAACATAGATCTATATTTTAGAGATATCGCTAATATGGTTGGCACCAGAGGAACTTGTAACAGAGGCCACTCTGGTTGTGTGATAGTTAGAAACAAACAGATAGTTTCAACAGGTTACGTTGGAGCTCCTGCAGGAATGGATCACTGCGACGATGTTGGACATTATATAGTTAAAGGACATTGTGTAAGGACCACTCATGCCGAACAGAATGCAATTGTTAACGCAGCTAAGAATGGAGTTTCGACAGACGGTTCGACTCTATATTGCACAATGGTTCCTTGTTTTGCTTGTGCTAAGATGATCATAAATGCAGGAATTAAAAAGGTCATAGCTGATTATGATTATCATGATTCTAAAGATACTAAGTCAGCTTTTTTTCTAGCTAAAGTTAAATTGAAATTGATACATGAGGAAATTAAAAATTATGATGATAAATAATAATATATTAATATGAAAAAGTATAACAAAACAGCTTTAAATGTGTATGATACAATAGAAAAAGGTATAAGCCATAGGGATTACTGGGCTCATGCATTGAGATTTAATCATGTTTTAAAAATAGCTAAAATAGGACAAAACTTCCTTGATGTAGGTTGTGGAGATGCACCTCTTTTTGAAACTTTATATAGAAAATGAGCACTCCTTGTTATGATGAGAAAGTCGGAGCTGCAGCTAATCATATTTATGATGGACAAGTCCATGAGAGAACTTATGAAGAGACAAAGGGATTACTAGAAAAGCATTTTACGATAGTTGAACATTTTGGTACTTTCGCATCTATTAAAGATTATAAAGAAGAGATGTCAGAGAGTCAAAAAGAGATGTTTGAAGATCTTAGGAAATATTATGACGTTAATTTGATATCAGTTATAATGGCTCCTTTGTTTCCTGCTCATTCTAGAAATGTTATGTGGAAATTAAAACTTAAAAAATAATTATGAAAAAGAATAAACAAGACTACAGTAAAATCTTAGAAGACTGTGCTAAAATAGCGAAAGAGAGACAAAAACAATATGGATCTGCTGGAGATAGCATAAAATTAGCTTGCAATATTTTAGAATTAGTTTTTGGAATAAAATTAACAGTTGAGGAATTTTCAAAGGTATTAGTTGCTTTAAAGCTCTCAAGAGAGAAGTTCCAACATAAAGATGATAATATTATTGATGCGATCAACTACATGGCAATTTCTCTGAATGAACGAAATGAAAACTAAAATATTCATTTTACAAGAAAATAAGTAAACAGTGAAGCATCAAAAAAAATGTGGTTAACAAGATAATTATAACTAATGACAAAAAATAGAGCTTTACATTATCCAGTGATAATAAATGAAGACAATTTTAATGAATTATTCCTAATGGCATTAAAAGCTTTAAATGAAAAAGGAGAGTGGACAAAGCCAAGAGGTTTTAAATGCAAAGAATTATTAGCACCTCAATTGATTTTATCAAAGCCAAAAAATTGTTTAATTACTTTAAAAGATCGTAAATTGAACTATGCGTATCTGATAATCGAGAAGATGATGTACCTCTCCCAAAACTGTGATCCTGCTATTCTTATAGCTTATAATAAGCAATTAACCAATTACACTAATGAAAGAGGTGGTTTCGACGCGCCGTATGGACCTAGGATCGGTTTAAATAATCAACTTGAGTATTGCTATGAGGAATTAAAAAAGGATCCAGATACTAGGAGAGCGGTGGTAACCATACATAATGCAGAGGATTGTAGAGATACTAAAGATTCAGCCTGTACATTATCATGGCAGTTTATAATTAGAAATGGTGAATTGGATATGATAGCGACAATGCGTAGCAATGACATTCTATGGGGAACATGCCTTGATATTCCAGCTTTCTGTTTCATTCAAGAAGTAATGGCTTGTTGGCTAGAAATACCAATGGGGAATTATATTCATAATGCAGCTTCACTTCATTATTATGACACTACAGAGAAGCAATTGAATAAAATTTTAACTGGTGATATGAATCTTAACTTCGAAGAAATACCTGTTTGGGATATTTCCGAAGGAGATACTGCAAAAGCTTTAACTCAATTCTGGATTGAAGAAGAAAACATCAGAAAAAATGGAGATATGAATATGACTGAGTTTGATGTTATCAACCAATATTTATTTAGAATTTTAAGATATTGGACTAATAAGAATAAGAAAAAATTATGATTAAAAAAAGACCGCAATGAACGAACAATGTTTTTGCCAAAGCTACTACGATGATAACAATATTCTTCGTGATTGTAGCTGTGGTAAGTGTGGACTTTCCAAACAAGAAATATCCGCACTAGAGCTTGAAGCCAACCAGCCAACAATCCAGGACCAACGAGAACAACTTGAAGCCGACATCAAAGAAGTAAAAGAGATTTTGTATAAATTAGAATTAAAGTTAGTAAAGTTGAGGTAATTTTAAGTAAATTAATATTAAAGAAATGAAACTAGAAAATCAAGTCACGAATGTTTATTTAAGCAATAAATTACACGAATTAGGAGTAATTGAACCCAGTTTATTTTTCCGCGATTCTACAAAATCCAAAGAAGAAGATATTGAGTTTTGGGGAAAACCTGATTATTGTCCTGATAATGTTGCTTGCTATACAACAGCCGAATTAGGGAAAATGTTAAATAAAGCAGGTTCTGACAAATTTATTAAAGCATACGGGGAAGTGTTTAATTTCAAAGGTACTAATTGGGTGGGTATGTTAGGAATTATGAACTTAATGAAACACCCAGAAATGGGAGCAAAGATGCTGATTTATTTATTAGAAAATAATTTAATAATATTAAAAAAATGAAAAATCAATTAATAATCAACAACAAAGAAGTAGAATTATCCCCTGAAAGCTGGAAGAAGATGGAAGAGCAGTTTAAGAAAAAGAGTTTTTATCCAGAAGACGAAGAAGACTTCTTTCTTATTAGCTTTTTAGAAGCCGAGGTAGAAATTTTGAATAAAAATTACGATGGTGCATACAAAACTGATTTCGATTGTGGTCTAGCCTTCAAAACCCGCCCAGAAGCCGAAGCAAAACTAGCTGAAATGCAAGCTATTACTAAAGTGCGTAAATTTATATTTGAGGATGGGTTAGAATTCGAGCCATATTGGGGAAACTATAGGCAAGAAAAATGGGATATTTATTATGATATTAGAGAAAAGAAATTCAAATCAAACTGGTTGTCTAGTTTTTCTCAAAGTCCTTCTATTTTTGGTCATCTTAAAAGCGAAGAAGCCTGCGAAAAAGTGATTGAAAATTGTAAAGACGAACTAGATGTTATTTTTAAAGTAAAGAAATGAAACTAAAAGCATACGACACTTACAACAAACAATGGCTTCACATTACTCTAGGAGATGAAGATGAAATGCACTACACAGAAGAATGGTCTAACAATGAAGTAGTTACCCATAAACAACTCATTAGATTTACAGCAGTTGAAGGAGACGAAGATTCTTGCGACCCAAAAAGATGGAGTGATTTAACTAAATTTGAAATAGTATGAGGTAATAAATAAAAAATGATTATGAAAGGAAAAAAAAGAGAAAAGAAATGTAGTGGGTGCGGTCATTCTGCTAAATATCATTATCGTAGTGATTATGAAGAAACTTTAGGAAGAATAACTTGCAGTAAAGATAATTGCTATGGTTGGCAACGTTGTGACCAAGAAGGGTGGAAGGAAGAGGAATTACTTGGAAAAAATAAATAAATAAAAAATAATATCGAGACGCAAAAGGTTATATTTTAAATAAACTAAAATCATGAAAAATAGAAATTTAAAACATAGAGATGATTGGGCAACTCCTGATTATATATATGATGAATTGAACAAAGAATTTAATTTTGATTTTGATCCATGTCCATTAAATCCTAAGTTTGATGGTTTAGAAATTGAATGGGGTAAATCAAATTTTATAAACCCTCCGTATAGTAGAAAACTTAAGGAACAATTCATAAGAAAAGCTTTTGAAGAAAGTAAAAAAGGTAAAACCTGTGTAATGTTATTGCCAGTTAGCACTAGTACTATAATTTTTCATGAAATAATTTATCCAAATACTAAATTAAGATTTTTAAAAGGAAGAGTTAAATTTATTGGAATAAACACAAGAGGAGAAAAAGTCAATAATAAAAGTGGTATGCATGATTCAATGATTGTAATTTTTAAGAAATAGAGAGGATAATTTAACATTAAAATAAATAAAATGGAAATAAAAGATATATTAAAGAATAGAAAAATTAAAGTAGTTGAGACTAAGAGAAAAGTTCTGCCGTGGCAAGACTATGCGGCACAAATAATAGAGGAGTTTAAAATAGTTGATGTTCCTGAGATTAAGAATAGTGAAGGTGAAGTTATTGTTAAAAAGCAAAACTTTAAAAGTCGAATCTTCCAAATGGCTAAAAATAAAATGCCGTTCTTGCAAGCTAAAGTCGGTAACATGAGAGAAATGATGGACTATAATATGAACTTGAAAAAGGATCTTGAAAGAACAAATAAAACAGGTAATTATTTTATATCAACATTTAGAAAATAAACAAAATGAAAAGACAAATAATAATAATTCTATTAGCAATTACTTTTCCATTATGGTCTTTACCTTTTTTGTTATATGTAACTTGCAAGACGATATATGATGATAATTTTTAAATAATAATATGTTTGATCCAGAAAAAGTTAGATTTTATGCTGAAGACATTATCAACAGTTTAGATAGATTAGAAACTGCATTAGATGATGATTGTCCAGACATACAATCAGATATAGAAAACTCAATAGCTTCATTAAATGATATAATAAAAATATGAACGTAATTTTATGGATAATTGTAATAATACATATTTTAAATGAATCGAGGCACAATGATTAAATAATAAATAAATAAATAAAACAAATGCGAAGTAAAGTAAAAGTAGATTTTGATTCAGTAGTTTTAGAGGCAGAGAAAAAGGAACAAATTAAAGCTGCGATGGCGCAGTTAAAACATCATGATACCATTTTTAATAAATGGGGTTTTGGCAAGATTTTCGAAAAGGGAACAGCAATATCAATGATTTTCTACGGTATTCCAGGAACTGGTAAAACTTTAATGGCTCAGGCGATTGCTAATAAATTAAAACAAGAATTATTAGTTGTCTCTTCTGCAGAGATTGAGACTCAAGTTCCTGGTGGAGCTGAAAGAAATATTAAAAGAATGTTTAAGATTGGTTCAGGTGAGATGGCAGGACCTACCGGTAAAGTTAATAAAAACACTGGTGAGGCGGTACCTGGTAAAGTTCAAAAACATGTTCTTTTATTTGATGAATGTGACTCTCTTATCACTAATAGAAACAATGTTGGCATGCTTTTAGCAGCTCAGATTAACACTATTTTATCAGAATTAGAGCAATTTACAGGTGTAGTTATTTTCACTACAAATAGAATCGAAGCTTTAGATGAAGCTATTGAAAGACGATTAAATGCTAAGGTTGAGTTTGAATTTCCTAATGAAAAATTAAGGAAAAAGATTTGGGCTCGTATGATACCAGCAGAAGCTCCTATAGATCCGGATGTTGATTTTGATGAACTTGCTAAATTCGAAGTTACTGGTGGAACTATTAAAAATATTGTTTTAAATGCAGCACGTCAAGCAGCTTATGAAGGTAAAACTAAAATAGATCTAGATTGCTTCTTAGATAATGTTAAGAAAGAAGTTGAATCTAATAAGACTTTCAAAAAGGCAATTGACTCTAGAGACTTTAGCAAAAGAAGAAGGCCAGGACATGATATTGAAAAAGGAGATGATGGTATGTTGAGAGTTAAAAGAACTAAAACAAAAACAAATGGGAAATAGTAAAATTTCTGATAAGGCTTATAGTAGAGCTAAAGAGTTATGTGGAAAACATTTCACTTGTACAGGAAAGGAGAATGAAAAAAAAGGGTTTGTAGGTCGTTTTAAAATACATGAAGACTATGACAAAGGAGGAAAAGTAAAAGACAATGAAGGTTATGGATCAGTTGGCATAAGAGGTCTTGGTATGTGTGGAAACCCTGATACTAAATGGCCTCTAACTCATATACTAGAAGAGACTGATGAATACATTATTGCTTGTTGTGACGCTGGTTGTGGAACTTTTATCTTAAAGAATCCTCCTAGGAAGAAAAAATTAGGCAAGAAAAAAGATAAAAAGAAAGAGAAGAAATTAGTGTTGACAACGGCTGGAGAATTAGTACCAGAGCAAGAGCATGATAACACTTTAATGGAATAATATGGCAGACTCAAATGGAGATTTATATAGAAAAGCGATGAATGGAGAGATTAACCCTTCTGAATTTTATAGATTATTAAGTGAAAGAGCTTATCGAATTAGAGAAACAGGAAATACACAAGGACAAAGTTCTTCCAGTTTCTCTTCATTTACAGAACCAACTATAAGAGGTAAAATAGTAATAAACGGTAAGGAAAGGTTCTTTCAACTATCAGAAAGTATAAATGATATACGCCAAGTGGCAGATCCAATAGCTAATGAAATTCATAAAGCTATTAAAAACTACCCAGACGGCTGGTCGAGTGTATCAGGTGAAACACCAGAAGTGAAAAGTGAAGAAGAAGGAAAAGAAGACGAAACTGAGGTCGAAGATACTAGCGATAGTAGAATAGATCCAGCTTTCGAATAATAAACTAAATTAAAAAAGATGAAGAATAGACTTAAAAAAATGTTAGATGAAATGAGAGAAGACTTGTTTGATGACAAAGAGAATCGAGGTGAGCCTACAAAGACTATGCCTATGAAACCAACATGGAAGAAACTCCATGATGAATCTAAGAAATTCGCTGATGAAGCTTGTAATTTAAGAGACAGGTCTAAAGCAGTTAATGATGAAAAATGGTCTTTAATCAAAAGGGATCTAAATTATCCTGATTTTGATAGCTATTCAGTTACTGACGATGGAAAAACTCTTGAACTCTACACTGATTAGTTTGCTTACTTAGCACAGGAAACTGTGTTAAGATAAGCAAACTAAAAAATAAATACATGCACAAAATAAAGCTTAAGGCTTTAAGTGTGAACAAGGCGTTTAGAGGAAGAAAGTTTAAAACCGAAGAGTATAAAGGATATGAGTATGATTTGAATATTTTGCTACCAAAAATAAAAGTTCCAAAGAGTGAGAAGTACAAAGTATTTTATGTGTTCGGTCTGTCGAGTAAGAATGCAGATGGAGATAATTGTATTAAACAATTTCAAGATATAATATCTAAAAAGTATGGCTTCAACGATAAAAAAATATATAAGTGGGATGTAGAAAAGGTCGACACTAAAAAGGGAAGTGAATTTATAAAATTTAAAATAATAAAATGGAAACAGAAAACGACGAAGTAAAAGGTTATTTTGATGGACAATCTATGGTTGGAAATGATGGCGATTTATATCCTATCCCACCAAATTATTCATCTAAATGCAATTTAGTTTATGGCGACGAATTATCTATGATCAATGCTGATAATGGTTGCCAGATGTTTAAACAAGTTAAACAAGCGAAGAGAAGTAGATTTATTGCTGAGATTATTATTGATGGAGGCGGTGATAAGGTTGCAGATCACGACGACAAAACATACAGAATTTTAAACTCATGCATATCATTTTGGAAACTAAAAGATGGAGATAGAGTTGCTATAGTTACATCAAAAAATTATGATTCAGAATGGTGTTCTGTGGAATATAAAATTGATTGAAGACATAAAAAGACCATATAAATGGTCTTTTTATCATATATTATTTAGGTGTGAATTTCAAGTAACCTCGAGCGAAAATTAATCCGGCTCCAAGAATAATACAAGCCATTCCTTCCCATACTCTACCTTCTACTACTAGAAAACCTCCAGTAGTAGATAACAGTACAGAAGCAGCTAATGCAGCTTCGATTGCTTTGTTCATAATCGTATTTTTAGTCTTTAATAAAAGTAGCTCCTCCAGTAATATCATTTTTATGATACCACTTATATCTGCCTGTCCAAGGATCAACAGTTTTGAACCATCTACTCCAAGGATAAATACTCTTCCTTACACCGACTACCCAATGTCGACCTTTAATCTGCAAAACACATGCAGTTTTTTTACCTTTCAGCGCTTTTAATATTCTATTTTCTTCATACTTGTAGAAGCGCCAAACAAATTCAAAGTTTAATTTTTCAGTAACACTTTTCCAGATTAACAGATCTCTTACATATCTCAAGTTTTTTGCCATCCAAGCTGGATTTCGGTATTTACCATACCAATCAGATAGCATTGAAATACAAGTAATAGTGCAACCAAAATCTTTAACATAAGAATTAGTTTTACCTATTTTTTTCCATGCCCATTTTTCATCACGTTGTGATAAATGAATCATATTTATACTTTAATAATTAAAATTTACAGCACAATCCCAACATCTTTGCTCCATTTCTATAGAGTTGACACTTTTAACAATCTTAACGGCTAAGAATAATATCAATAAAGCTATTATCCATGGTAAAACCTTTTTAAAAGTTTTAATAAGCTTTTTTTAATTGTTATCCGTCCACTAGTTATGTATTAGCTAGCTTAGGTGTACTAAATCCTTAGTTAGTATACATTTAGGTTCAAATGTATACTAACTTGTTTTAATAGGGGACATAACTGACGGCTAGAGAGGATTTGGGAGCTAGGTTCAGCTCCCATTTCAGTCATTTCTTGCCTCCATTTATAGTTCGTTTAATCTCCTTAACGCTTTGTATACCCAGTGAATTTGTCCATTCCAGAAGTGTTCTACCAACTCAACAATAATTTCATCGGGTGTCAAATTACTGAAAAGTGTGTGGTAGTTCTGGTGTTCATTCGCGTTTAAGACCTTGATATTGGCATCAGAAGAGTTACCACCTCTTGAATTTGGTAAAATGTGATGTCTACTCTTATGATTCTTCTTGGTCTTTCTCCTTTTCTTTTTTGTCATTTTCGCCCTCCATTACATAATACCAAATTGCATTGAAACATTTATAGCAATACTGACCGCCTTTATAAGGTATGTTTGCCTCATTAAAGCAACAGTCACATTTACCAGAGCAAAGTTTCTTACGTCTTAAGCGTAACATAATATCTCCTTTCCATTCCCTGATTTGGGAACGGTATGTTAAAGAACTAAAAATAAAGCCAACCATTTAATATTCTAAAATGTCAAGACTGCTTACTACTTTGATTTCAGCTTTTAAGTCGTCAACTTGTTTTTGCAAATTAGCAGAAATGTATAAAATCAGCGGAATTACGGCTCCAGTAACAACAAGACCAGCAGATATAAATGAGTATCTCCATTTCGTGTTTCGGATAACTTTCCCATTAGTTATTTCTTGATGACAGATTATTTCACTGTGGTCTTTTTTATTTTGTTTTATGAGAGTGTCGAGACGCTCTACTATTACTTCATTTTTCATCTCCTTTTATTACAATATTAAACCCTGCCGTTGGTTGCAACTCCATTCCGTGTTTTTTGCAAACCTCTTGGTAGTCCTTTACAAAAGCATCTTGTTTCTTTTTATTTTCTTCCATCAAAAGCTTTTTAGCTTCTTCAACTGGGTCTACTACATCAATTACTTTGCTCATAATTATTTTGTTAGAGTTTTAGTTGGAATATCTTTAATCGTCAATTCAATCCCTTCATCTGCGTCAATCTCTCCGACACCATTGCCAGAAGCGACATATGTTAAAGCAAGATAGTCATAAGCTGGTATTTCAAATCCTATCAATTTATCTAATTGAGTTTCTGTAGCTATAGATTTTTGACGTAATAAAGCAGTTCCTGCTTCATTTTCGACAAGCATTTCAACAGCTAGCATCATATAGTCTCTATCGAAAGAGTCATTCAGTATTTATTGCTTACTAAACTCATTATGAGCATTTCTTCTATTTGGATCAGACATATTTGTTTGCTGTTCCAGGAGCGATTTTAACACCCGTTGGACACTTTTTACAAGTTAAATTTTCTTCATCTATTTTTATCCACTCATGTTTTTTACATTGAGTTACTCTAGTCTTAGCAATATCATCATGAGATATAGAAAATACCTCCTTTTTATCTAACTTTTCTGATTCAATTTGACTTTGTGATTTCATGATTATTCATTAGTATAAAATGGTTGTAATTTCATTTTTGTTTTTAATTGTTCTACTTCATACATCATTTTCTTTTGAGCAGTAGTTAAATCCTTTTCTGATTGTTCTTTAAGAGCATCTTTTACAGCACTACCAGCATAAGTAGGATCTAATTTCATCGCTTCCATCATAGTTTCATTATTTCCACTTTTTAAACCTTCTCTGATCATCTCCCTCATTTTTTCTCTAGTAATTTTTCTTTCTAATTCAGCCGCTTTGTTTTTAGCTAGATCTTCAAAATATTGATCTCCCATTAGATTATAACCCTCAATATTTTTGTTTGTTCCTCCTTCTCTCTCTTGCATAAATTCAGACATTTCTTTAATAGTTTTCCTAGCTAAATCAATTTGTCCTAATTTTAATTCTGCATTTATTTGTTGATTATAAGTATCTTCTCTTCCTTTAGTGTCCCAATCATAAAAATCTTTTGATTGATCCTCATTGAAATTACTAGTCTTACCAACTAATAAACCAATATTTCTGGCTGTCTGAGAAGAGTCTGGAGAGTATTTAGAACCTCTTTGATTAGAAGCATTATCTATTCCTAAAGCATTCCATACACTACCTTTTCCTTTATTATTGCCAAAGATTTCACCAGGATTCCATTTGTTTATTTCATTTAAAATTCTTATAGATCTTATTGCATTTATAGTTTTAGGTTTCATATCAAAACCGAAGAAGCTTTTTAACTGGCCTGGTTTGTTTTGAATTTCTTCATACTCTCCTAAGGTATCTTTGAAGAATGAAGACTTATTCATTATATTTTCAATAGGTACTTTTAAAAAAGGAGTGATCATTCCAATAATATTTTCAGGTGGTTGAGATAGAAAATCTAAGGCTGTGGCTGCAGGTAACCATTGACCAGCTAAGAAGTATTGAGTTGATCCATCAGGATCAGTTCTTAGTCTGATTGGCGAGTTAGAAGCTATATAATCATTTAAATATTTTTCGTTTGGTTTATCAATACCCTCTTCTCTGTCTTTTTTTGCAACAGCAATCTTAGCAAATTTACCAGGTTTCTGTACAAATTGCTCTACTTGTAAAGGAAGATTCTTAGAAGTCCAAGTATAAAAAGGCATGATTCTTTTAAAGTAACTTTTTTCAACAGAAGTTAAATCTCCATAATCAAATAAGTATTTCTTAACTGATAAAGAGGCTTCTTTGGCTGTAAATCCCTCTGCTTTTTTAGATAAATAATGAGCTATTTTAGCATTATCTTCAAGCATTGAACCAACATATTTATTGCCTTTATATCCAGCAAAGCGTCTTGATAGTGGATTAATAAATGATGTTTTACCTAGTTCTGAGCTTACAGTCTCTGCGATATCACCACCATATTGACCAGTACCGATAACACCTAATTGTTCCATCTCTTTAACTGTTGCTTTTTCAGCAGCTGTTGTTGCTCCTCTAAATGATTTATTCTGCAAAACACTAGCGTTTCCGTAAAAAGCTGGTCTGACATCTGCTAAATAATTGTTCCATAGATTACCAGCAATATTTCTAAGATGATAAGAAGGAGCTATTAAAGCCTGCGATTTCCATATATTTTGAATGTTATCAAAACTTGTTATTGCTTTATTTAAAGCCTCAACGTTAGTCATTTTCTCATAAGTTTCTTTAGCTATTGCTTTAGCTTCAGGACCTTTTAATCCTTTAGTAGCTTCTAAGAATTCTTTACCGGCTTGTTTTCTACCGGTAGCAATTCCCATTTTAGCAGCAACTGTTGGAAGATCTTCTATGAATTTTTCTTTGCCTCCTGCTTTTAATAAAGATTCATTTATTTCATTAGCAGAAGCTTGTTCGATATTAACTAAGTTTCCTTTTTTATCTACATATCCTCCTTTACCTTTTTCAAATAAATCATCAACATATTTAATACCTTGTTCTTTCATATTGACTATTTGGTCTGGGGTAGGTGGAATTGCTTTAATTGGAGCATCCAATTTATTTCCAGTATTTTTAACTTTAATGTTATTTCTATCTAACGAAACAAATTGCTCTTGAGACATCATATCGAAAGAATTGTCTACTTTACCATAATGAATTGAATCATATCCTTTTTCACGTAATTTTTTTGCTATAGTTTTATCTAAATATAAAAATTCATCTCCAAATTCAGGATGTCCAGCTGTACTCCTGTCGTCAAAACCTTCCCAAATTTTATTTTGTTCTTTTTCTGAGAATAATTTGCCTACAGCATCTTCTTGATTATTAGCTTTAAAAGTTTTTTTAGCAACCATTTCAGCTTCCAACTTTTTAGGACCATGTCCTTTCATTCCTTCACCTCTTTTTGCAAAAAATATACCACCGCCATCTTTTTCAGGCAAAGTATCTAAATCAGAATATCTTTCTCCTTTAAATACTTTTGTTCCCTCATTTCCTTTCATTTTTACCCATTGTCTATGAATATCTAACCCTGTCTTCGGAGAATAAACTAAATTACCACCTTTTTTCAAAGCTGTTTTTCTTGCTTCTTCAGCAACTTCTTTAGTAGCAACATGAGAAAGACCATGGCCTTCTAAAATAGAGCCACCGTACTTTTTCCAAACAGCTTCATTTTGCTTTTTAAAATCAACTCCAACTTTGAAAATATCTTCAAAACCTTTAGGAGCTAAAGTCATATCTCCTTTCTCAACAGCATGTAAAAGCATCTTTTTTTGTTCTGCTGTAGCTTTCAATTTTAATATTCTCTTGGACATATCTTTAGCAAGTTCTATTGATTTGTTTTGAGTATAATTTACAAGATTTCTGTATGCCGTTTTAGCATCTTCTATTACTTTAAAGTCCTCTCTAGAAACACCACCTGGTCTAACTTTACCAGGACCTTTTGATAATATTGTTGCTAGTTTATTTCCACTAGAAGTAGACCTAATTAGATCATTTGCTTTTGTAGCACCACCAAATAAAGCTCTATCAATAGATTTAGGCAATAAACTTTGCTTACCAAATTGTAAAACTGCACGTTGTCCTTTTTTAGCTTGTTCTGCTGCTGTTAAAGCCATCTTACCTTTTTTAGCTGCATTTAAACCTTTCACAGTTTTACTTGCAATACCAACTTTATTTAAAGGATCTAAAACAAAATCACCGGCATAACCAGCTGTTCTCATTCCAGCTCTTAAATATTTATTATCTTCTTTATCCGCAATCTCATTCATTACTGTAGATAAAGTCCTTTGATTTCTACCAGCAAAAACATCTTTTTGATGACCTAAAAAGTCAATGTCATGAGATTTCTTGACATCTTTCCATTTAAGCTCTGGTTTAATCATATTAGCTATACCAAAACCAATAGTCTTTCCAGTATCTTCAAAGGCATTTCCAACAGAAGCACTAGATTTAATTAGGTTTCTGTTAAAAGTGTCCCAGCTATTTTTAAATAAACCACTTTTTTTAGGTGCAGATATTTTCTTCGGAGTTTGTTGTTTATCTAAATATATACGCTGCTTAGGTGCACTTGTTTGTGTTTGCTGTTTATTTAAGTATATTCTTTTAGGCGCAGCTTGTTGCGTTTGTTTGTTCAGATATATTCTTGCCATGTTTTTTATATTTCATAATAAGCATCACCATTTTCATCATATTTAATTTGAGCTCCAGCTGGTGGAGTAACATTATTTCTATTAGATTGTCCTTGTCCTTGCACGTCTCCTCCAAGACCAAGAGCTCTTAATAACTTATCTGTCTCACTCTCAGAATTAATAGTATTAAATCCAGTATTTACAGGTTGCATTGTATAAGGATCAGCATAAATTCTTTGCCCAGAATTTTGATCTATACCAACATATACTGGTTTAACAGGATCTTTTTGATTAGCTTTCATAGAAGCTAATCTATTAGAAATAGAATCTTGATTTTCTTTATAACTTCTATTATAAGCATCTTCATTACGTTGATAATTTCTAGCTTCGGTGTCTTGCTGAGCTTTATAGATTAAATCAGCTACATTACTAGTTGCACTTCTTTTATTATCAGCAATATTTGCGAAGATATCTGATCCTCTATCTTTAGTAGTCGATATTTCACCAGATCTTGCAGCTGTGCTTCTAGTTAAGAAGTCTGAAAGTTGATCTGCATAATCTTTATTATTCCTTTGATCTGCTTGAATTCTTTGACCAGAGTCTGAAGTATTATAAGTTCCGAATAAAGAAGAGAGTTTATTAGCGTCACTAACTTTATTTTTTGCTAATTTGTTTTCTCCCACTCTATTGCTCTCATTGTATCTTGTATTAATACCATTTAATAAGTTTTCTAATCTTTCTTCAGCATCACCTTGACCAAAATCACCACCTAAAGAAGCTTGTAGTCTTTTGATATAATCTCTAGTTTCTTCATCTAATCCTTCACTGCCTCCATTTGCTAAACCTGCGCCATTACCTAAAGCACCACCAGAAGCTAATTGTCTTCCGGTTGGTCCTATATAATTTTGACCTGGTGTTGTTACTTCAGGAGGTATTATTGCTTCTTCTTCTTCAGGTCCTATATAATTTCCATCTTCATCTAATACTTGTGTTGAAAATTCAGCAGGATTATAAGTTTCTTCTGGAGCTTGAAATTGATCAAAAGGATTTTGAGTAAAGTTATCACCGACTGGAGTAGATTTAGGTCTTATAATTCCGTTTTTAGCTATATAATTTTTTTGAATATTTGATGCGTCTATGTATGCATTACCTGTGCTACTTCTAGCTCCTGCTACTATCGGATCTACTTCATATGGTGCTGGATTTGCTTCTTCTTCAGCCATTTGATTTTTTATATTGCTTCCAAAAATACTACTAGGAGCAAAAATATCACCGAAAGAATCCCCAGGATTATAAGCTTTTTGTCCTAAAGGCATACCTAAAGAAGCAGCTCTAACTCTTGGATTTATTCCGAAAGGATCAGTTACAATTTCTCCAGCTCTTTCCCAGAAACTTTTCTTCTTGTTTGGTCCGATTGTCGTTCCCTTCCTATCTAATCCATAGCTATTAACAGGACTAGGACTACCACCAGAAGCTTGAGCTGTATTAATACCGAAGGCATTGTTAGCAAAGTCACTAGCTTTTTGTCTAGTTGTCTTTTGTCTCTGATTAGGTATACTTGTATCGATACTTTGTCTATTATCAACATATTTATCAGAAGCACTAGAAGTTTTTTTAGTACTAACATCAGGTTTTTCAAAAGTTCTTTTAGTATCAATATATTCGTATGCACCTGTTAAAACATTCTTTTTAATACCTTTACCTGCTAAAAAAGTATTTTGTTTATCAGGCGCAACTGAAAAACCTTGGCCATTGATAAAAATCTCTCCTTGATTAGAAGTTGATGGAGTAGTTACTGTTTTTGTTTGAGGAACAGCAATCTTTCCAGATTTATAATCAAGTTTTCCACCTGATACCTCAGCTAGATATTCTCTTTTAGATTGTCCGGACGCTCGTTTACTATAATCAGTCTTATTTTTAGAAGACGATTTTGATGAGCCAATCTTTACTCTCTTTATTCCAAGCTTCTTGGCTTCTGACTTGGAGACATTATACTTGGCCATATTATTAATTATTTATTAAAGGTAGAGATTTTTATTTTAGCAAGTTCCTCTAATTGTTCTTCTGTCATATTTTTATCTTATACATTTTACGGCGAATTCAAAAGTACCTGTTGGCGATCCACCCTTAGTCCAAGTCAAAGTAAATCCGTCTGCATCATAGCTCTTAACTATAGCATAAATTTCAGTTCCGGAGGAAGGGGAAGTAAAAACCAAATAATTAGCTCTTGTTCTAAAGTTGCTATCAAAGGCTCTATCCACGCAAAAACTTGTTTTTTGACTATCTGCTATCCCCCAAATTTGAGGAAATGAACCGGCCGCAACACAACCAATTAAATCTAAAGAACTTGGTCTGAAACCAACACCTGTATAAGAAACATCTCCAGCTGCAGCAGTAAAATCTCTCGTTCCTACTATTATTTTTGAATTTAATCTAGTATGTGGACTTGGCATACTAGGGGTAGTAACCCTATTGTCATAAATCGGTCTTTGAATTAAATTCTTGGCTGTGTAAGTAGGAACTGTCCAAGTATATCCTGCTCCTGCTGATAAAGTAGCTGCAAAACGACCAATCACATTATAATAATCAGTTGCTGCTGCAGTAGTTATAGTAGAGATAGCGCAATAATCTTCATCTGTTGTTGTAGTAGAGAAGTCATCATAACTTGCTCCCCAAGGTATTCGTGAGAATCCAATAACTACTCCGTCAGTCGCATTATATCCCAAATAAACGAAATAATCTATTTCGTTAGTGGCATGTTCAGTAGAACCTGCATCGAACCAATTAGTTGCATCTGCCTTAGCTACTGATAAAGCTGCTGTAATAGCTCTTACTGCTCCTCCTATCATTGCGAAGACTGGATCTGATACACTAGGATCTGTTCCGGCTTTAGTTTTTAAAGCTAAAGTAATACCTGCAGTATCAGCTACCGATATCATTCCATTAACCATTTCACCTTCTTTTAAATTCTGAATTGCGTTTAAGTATGAAGCTGGGACAATCATTCTAACCTCTTCAGCTGTTGTATGTTCATAAGAACTAGCGGCATGATTTACATTAGTTGCTGTTTTTCCAGTACAATAAACTACTTCATAGTTTCCATTAACGTTGGTAGCGTCCAAAGCTAAATAGAATGGAGCGTCAACTGTTGGAATTGAATTTAAAGGAGTAGTCGTAACTGCTGCTAATTGGTTACTTGTTAAATTCGTTGCAAAATTATTCTGATAATTCATATTATTATTATAAAGTATTAGGTTGCCAAAGATTATTTATCTCTTTGTAATTAATTGATATGCTATTTACTTCCCATCTTGTAGTTCCATTATTATCTTCTACTTCCACTTGAATATTCCTTCCAAGTTTATTTACAGGTAATCTTATAAAATTGCCTCCACCTTTGTCAGTTATAGTTAATGAACCATCACCAACACCTGCAGTTTCTACTCCTACTATACCTCTACCAATACCAGCAGTTCCTATATTACCTATGACCACTGTTCTAGTATTCGCTAAAATACCATCAATATATACAGACACTGTTATATTTCCAGGAGTTTTACCAACATAAAGTTCTGCGTCTAGAAAGAATTTCATCTGAGCATATCTTTTGAAACCATATTTTTTACTGAGAAAATCAGTTACTATAGAATATCCAGCATCATCTTTAGCAGTATCATCAAAATAATATATTGAACCATCTACAGAAGATCCAAAGTATAATTTAGTCTCACCATTACTATCTTTAAAAGTAGTAAAACAATTTGCTCCTGTAGGATTTCCGTTGATATCAGTTAATTGCCATTCCCACCAAGAAAGTCTTTGTCTGTCATACACTAACATTGTATCATTAGTAGTTCCACCACCAGCTGTATATGAGAGATAATAATGATTATCATGATAAATTCCTACAACATCATCTAATCTACTTTTTTGAATCTGTTTTATTTTTGTATCAACTCTTAATGAAATAATATTAGTTCTAATCTGATCAACAACATTAGGCTCATAACCAGTAGCATAAAGACCTGCCTCATTAAACATAAAGTTGTCGTTCTCTACAGTATCTATAGTTCTATGTGAATCACAACCTCTAGCAGGATCAACTAATTCTAAATTAATTAGTTGAAATTCGTCAGATCCAACATAAATTCTCCATAAAGACCTTTCTTTTGTAGGATATAAATAATCTTGATGTTTAAAGAAACCAGACATATTTGTTCCATCGTCTTTATTAACTTCGATCCAAGTAGCTAAAGGATTACCTGTAGCATCATAAGTGAAGTTGCCAATATTGGTATCATTACCGCTTCTCCAAGTTCTTGTTAAAAAAGAAGGATCACCTGCTGCCCACAAACATGATTTATAATATATTAACCAAGAGGCAGTTACTGAATTTGCTGTATCTTCTCTTACTGCTCCATCAAAATATCTGATTTTTTCTGTTCCATTGGCTATAAATAATTTACCAGCTGCTTGAACAAAATCTGTTTTTTCTCCTGACGTAAAAGCTGCACACGAGGCTATTGTTGCTGATAAGGCAACAGCTGCTCCAGTTTCCACACTAGATAAAACACCACCTGACATTGCTATTAACTTCCTTTCAGATCCATTTACATAAACACCTAGTCCGTCAATAGGATTACCTCCAGCTATTGTAGCTAATTTTTTAATTCCAGGTCTTTTAGTAATTGAGTTTTTACCAGTGGCCCAAATATTATAAGCGTCATCACACTCATTATCAGCAATCATAGTATCTCTAGTAAAGGTGTTTATTCCTTTACCTAGATCATCTTGTTGCATATTTTTAATTGCTTTTGATTTAGGCATTTTCGTTTAAAGTAAAGCTTAAGTCTCCGTCGTTAGTTACTCTATTTTCTATCATTGATCTTATTCTTGCTTCTGCTTCTCCGAGAGATTGATTAGCATCTTCTAAAGGATCAGTCTCAGCTTGCCGTAACTTAGCATAAGCATAGATTGCAACTGTAATAGGATCAGGTATAATACAAATATCAGTAGTATTAACTAAAGGATCAATATTATAAACATAAAAAACTTCATAATCATCATCGTTAGGCGTATTTAATGAAAAACCATCATAATGATTTCCTGTTATCCAGAAAACATTTCCAGTAACACCGCCTGAATCTTCTTTATCGATTTGAGCTAATTCTATTTCATCATCTACTATAACTGATTTTATACTTATAAAATCATCAGGTAATGCAATAATACCTGAAACTGTAGTCAAATCTGTACTTTTTACTAATTTTAATCGATCTGCTATATAATCTTGAGCATTATTTAAAAGTCTTGTCCAATAAGCCAAAGTTGATGAATCAGTAGGTAAAGAACCACTGTCATGTTTATCAGCTAAATATTGCTGTAGATCTAATAATGTTTTTTTAGTATAACTCATTTGTTTAGGTTAAAATTCTTAATAGTATTGGCGAGACTCTACAACCCACCAATACTATAAAAAACTCTACGGTGATAAGTACTTCTTCTCAAGTTCCTTATCCTTGTAGAGTTTTTTAGTAATATTGATGTAACCAACAATTTTGTTGAGTCTTTTTGAAAGGTTCAATTTATTTGATTGTATCACATTTTCTAAATTCTGTACAATGTCTCTATAGTTGTCAATAGTATTAGCTAATTCTTTAGTTTCAATCTCGCTTTTAACAAATTTATCAACTTTTGACAATAACATCTTCCATTCAAACTCATTGTAAATATTATGGGTATCAAAGTACTCATTTACAAATTTTTTGTTATTTTCACCTTCCCAAATAGTCAAATCTCTAATTTTGTCTCCCTCTTCATCCATAGGCTTATCTTCTGGAGTTGTTTGATTAACTGTATCACTAGCCTCCTTTGGTTCGTCTACGGTTGTTTCTGTCACTTCTAGAGCGCTATCCGGTTCTTCGATGATTTTTTCTCTAAATGAATCATTTTCTGGCATAAAATTCTTTAATTTGGTTACAAATCTCAATAATATCCTTTTCAGTCACATTTAAGTGCATCGGAAGTGAAATAATCTCTTTAAATGTTTTTTCAGTTACCGGTAAATCAGCGTCTGGAAAAATATCATAATGATTTAGCGGTTTATAATGAACTCCTGTCCCTATTTCTTTTTCTGCTAAAAAATCTATTAATTTATCTCTATCAGAAACTTTAATCGTATACAAATGCCAAGTTTTACTATTGAAAGGTCTATTTATCCAAAATGGTAGATATTTACCATACCAAAAGGCTAGTTTAGCTCTATACAGATTATCTTCTTTTAAAGACTTTAATTTTTCTAATGCGATCACGGCTGTAATATCATTCATGTGAGCTTTCAATCCTATTTCAGTAATATCATAATCCCAGTTGTATTTCTTACCAGTTCTTTCAAAAGTACTCTTATTTATACCGCACCAAGCTATCGCTTTAGCTTTTTCATACAATTTTAATGAATTCATTGTTATCATGCCACCGTCTCCTGCCGGTAAATTCTTTACTGCATGAAATGACCAACAACTAACTTCTCCCATGTGTTCTGCTCCAGAAGAATGAGCCATATCATAAATTCTACCAATTCCATGTTGATTTCCAGCATACATAACTTGGATGTCAGCGATATCAGTACATAAACTCTTTTCATCTATATCAACAAATTCAATTTTATATCCTGCATTTAATGGAGCTAGTGCAGAAGAAGCAAAAGTAAAAGCTGAGACTTGAACCGGATCAGGTAAATCAACTATTCTGCAAGCAATATCTAATGCAGCAGTACAAGAGTTAGTAGCAACTGCATACTTAGCTCCTGTGAACTTTGCCCACTTTTCTTCTAATTCAGTAACTTTCGGTCCTTGACCGATCCAACCAGTCTTTAAAATATCGCCTAAATCTCTTTGAATATTTTTAATTTGTTTCTTTGAGAAACATGGTTTTAATACGTTCATTTTTTTGTTCCATTAACAATAAACCTAGGTATTTCCCTATGTTCGAAGCATTCAATATCACATTTCAATCCAGCTTCATCGAAACATCTTTTTATAATATCTTCTGAGAAAACCATCTTGTGAAAATTTTCATCATAAGTTTGAGCTCCTAAAAGACCATCTAATAATTCATCTTCTTTCATTACTCTCCATTTATCCATCAATCTTCCACCATCAACTGTTTCAGCTCTTACAAAACCATCTTTTTCTACTACTCTTGCCCATTCTTTTAACATTGGAACTATTTCATGTCTACCAAAATGTTCTATTAAATTTCTAGAAGCTACT